TTATTCATTAAACCAAGTTCTAATGATGTGGTATCTGCATTGTCACAAATTGCTCAGATATCTGTTGAAGATTTAAAAGTTACTATTATATCAGATACTACAAGTACTGGTGATTTAAGAGCTGGTCAAAACTATATCTTTACATCAAGTAGAACATAATGTCAATAGTTAAACCTAAAATATCATCTATAGCATCTAGTAGACTTCCTGAATTTATTCAGGAAGATTACCAGACTTTTGTCGCATTTATAGAAGCATATTATGAATTTTTAGATCAAAATATATTAGTAGATTTTGACTCTATAAATGATATTGATACTACATTAGATTCATTTATTCAATATTTTAAAAATGAATTAGCATTAAATTTTCCTGTAACACAAATAGATGATAGATTTTTATTACCTAAATTAAAAGAATTATATACTTCTAAAGGATCAGAAGCATCATATAAATTATTATTTAGATTATTATATAATAAAGAAATTGATATTATATTCCCCTCTAAGCAAATGCTTAGAGTTTCTGATGGTAAATGGATACAAGATAAATCGATATTTGTTAATATTTCAGCAGGTACACCTGATACTATTGTTGGGCAAACTATAAAAATAGTAACTGAAAATAAAAAAATATCTGCGTACGTTGATAGATATCAAACAACATCTAATTCTAATATTTACGAATTCTTTATTTCTAATTGGATAGGTGACTTTTATGTTGGAAATACAGTTCAATTTAGTTCTACTTTTGTAGGATCTATTGTATCAATTCCTACAAAAGTTTCTGTATTACAATCTGGCAAGAATTTTAAAGTAGGTCAAATATATCCTATTGATTCATCAACAACAGGTGCATTAATAAAAATATTAAAAGTTGATAAAAATGGAGGTATATTAAGTGCTCAAGTTATTGACTTTAGCATTGGATATGGATCAAACTTTACATGTACTTTATCAGCAACTACTTATCAATCTACTGAAACACAAAACTATTTTACATTAACTGGTGGATCACCAAATTATAATGTAGGTATAAATGATTCTATAACATCCTTAAATGATACTGGATCTATAAATAAATATGATTATGCTGATTCTACTTATGTAGATAATTCATATGTTGGTAGTATTATAACATCATTTTCTGATAATTCTAGTACTAATGGAACTCTAATAGTTGATCAAACTAATTTTGCAATAGTTTCTATTACTTTAGGTCCTTTAGCAACTTATCCAGGATACTATATAACAGCAGAAGGATTTTTAGACGATAATATTGTTATACAAGATAGTAAATATTACCAAGCATTTTCATATGTTATTAAATCAAATATTTTATTTGAAACGTATAAATCAGTAGTTAAAAACTTGTTGCATCCTTCGGGTACAGAAATATTTGGTGAGTATAATATTGATATAGATATTAATACAAACTCATCATCTTCAGTTATTGCAATAACTGAAGTAACGTATTTAAATACTGAATCATCTTCATTAATTATTACAGAAAATAATAATTATTTAATTTTGGAGTAATCATGGCAGACACGAAAATATCAGCATTATCAGCAGTTACCACAGTAGTACCAAATACTGATGTATTGCCTTTAGTGTCTGGTGGTTCAACAACAAAAGCAACGCCTACCCAAGTAGTTAGCGCAGTTTTAAATACTGGAACTGCTATTACTATTGGACCTATTACAGCAGCAAATACTACAAGATTTGCAAATTCACTTACTATATCTTCTAAGATTACTGGTGCATCAAATTTAGCGGTAACTGAATCTCATAATATTGGTGTAGTTGGAGAGGCTTTAGCACATGCTACTAATACAGCAATATATGGAATTGGGGTGTATGGTGTAGGATATACACAAGCAGCTACTAGATGTGCAGGTGTAGTTGGTGAAGGGCACGTAAATGCTACTGCTGATACAGGTGCATCCATAGGAGTTAGAGGGTATGCAAATGATACTCATGCAGGTGGACAAAATATAGGATTATATGGTGATGCTACAGGATCTACTCTTGCCGCAGGAACTACCGGTAATAACTTATCATTATATCTAAACAATGGAGATATATGGTCTACAGGTACTAAAACTTGGTATTTGAATGGAAACTTGACATTTACTAATGCTTTTACAGTAAAAGTACCTAATTTGGCGACAACTGCACCATCAACAATTAATGCTGCAACATATACAGTATCTGGTTCTGATTCATCATTAATATTTACAACTACTGCATGTACAGTAACATTACCTACGGCATCAAGTTTTCCAGGTAGAATATTATATATTAAAAATATAACTGCTACTGCTATAATATCAGCAGCAAGTAATGTTTATCCAATAGCAACAGCAGTGTTAGGCAATTCATTATTGACGGCTACCGCCGGTAAATTTGCTATGATACAAAGCGATGGTACCAATTGGGTTACCATGATGGCTAACTAAAAGGATAAGAAATGTTTTCAGACGGTATTAATGTTAGAGGCGATGTTCATATTGATATATATGATACAGAATCGGGCAAACTAAAACAAGAATTTGATTTTCCTAATTTGGTTGTTTCTGCCGGTAAAGTTTTTATAGCAAGTAGAATTGCTAATACTTCATTGGCAATTACTCATATGGGTATAGGAACTGGTATTGTTACTCCTGTTACAGGTGATGTTGCTTTATCTGTACAATTATTAACAAGAGCAACCGCCACTACTTCATATACTACAGGTGATAATTTTGTTTCTATTTCTGCATCTTTTCCTGGATCAACTTATGCAAATGCCAGTATTACAGAGGCAGGTTTGTTTACTGCATCCACAGGAAACAAGTTAGTTTGTAGAACAACTTTTGGATCATTTCCTATTTTATCAACAGATACAATTGCTATTAATTGGAAAATTTCAATTCTTTAATGGATCATATAAATGTCTAACTCATTATTAAAAAATATAGGACGTAATTCCATTGCAGATGGTCTGTATAAAGAAGTAACTACTCGTTCTACTAGATTTTATCATACATTTGGTAAAACCGCAAATTTAACAGAACCAACATCTGCCCCAGTAGTAGATTCAAGAAAATATGAAAGAACCACCCGTAATGAAATAATTGCAATGAAAGAAATATCACCATCAGATATTTCTTATGTTATTCCTAGATTAGATTGGACAAGTGGAGTTATTTATGATAATTATGATGATTCATATTCTAGTGAGATAACCGGTTTAAACCTAAAAGCAGGTGGAACAGGTTATACTAGTCCGGTTATTACTATTGGTGATCAATGTCCAACAACAACTTCAGTAACATTAAATGCTCAATATTATGTAACAAATATAATTGGATACTTGTATACTGTAACAACTGCTGGAATTACAGGTTCTTCTAATAGTGTGCTGGGAACTACAATTGGAACTGCATATACGCATGGCACGGCAGTATTAACTTGTGTAGGATATCAAGCAACTGCTACAGCATCTTTAGGTAGTGGCGAATTAGCAACAGTTATTGTATCTGTTAAAATGACATATAGTGGATTTGGGTATATTTCATCTCCAATTGTATATATTACAGGCGGAAGTGGCAATAATGCTGACATATCGGCGGTAATTACAATAGGAAAAACAGGTGCTTCAATATTAGAAAATACAAGATATTATGTTCATAATATAAATGAAGGAAATATCTATATTTGTATTGATAATAATAATGGCGCAGTCTCTACAATTTCTCCAAGTGGAATACATAATTATATATTTTCTACAGCCGATGGGTATCAATGGAAATATATGTCTTCTATTCCGCTTAATAATAAATTTTTAACTACTAATTACTTACCTGTTTATACCGCATCAAAAGATCAATACAATGCAACTGGAAGTATAGTTAGTGTAATTATAGATAATCCTGGAGTAGGTTATACTAGTAGCACAACTATTACTGTGTTGGGCGATGGTATAAATGCAATATTAACTCCTACTATAGATGTTAATGGATCAATTACGGGAATTATTATTACAAATGCTGGAAGTGGATATTCATATGCTAATATTAATATATCATCAGAAGGTACAGGGGCATCAATATCTGTATCTTTATTTACAGGCACACAATCAAATTCAATTCAAGCATACAATGAAAATTCAGTAATTTCAGGATGTATTATTAGTGCTCAAATAGTTTCAGGTGGATATGGGTATACATACGCAAATATTTCTTTTAAAGGTGATGGAAGTGGGGCAATTGCATCTGCGGTAATTACAAATGGGAAAATATCTAAAATAGATTTTACATCTGTAGGTTTATCAAGAGGCAAAGATTATAATTGGGCAGATGTATTAATTGATGGTGATGGTTATGGTGCTTTAATAAGAACGGTTATATCTCCATTTGGAGGATTGGGTAAAGATCCAATTAATCAATTATGTGCAAAATCTTTAATGTTCTATTCAAAAATCAATATTAATACCCATCATGGTATTAATATTGCTAATGATTATAAACAAATAGCAATTATTAAAGATCCATTAAGATACAACAATGGTTTGTTTTTAAAATCTAATTTTGCTTCAACTTGTTGGAAAGTAGTAGCAACCAGTTCTATTAGCAGTTCATTTACAATAGATTCAATAATTACCACATATTCAAACTCAACAACATATACATTTAGAATAGTATATGTAAGTGGAAGTACAATATTATTAATACCAATTGATAATGGTATACCTGTTGCAGGAATGCAATTTACTGCAACTGATGGAGTATCTTTTATTGCTTCGTCTGCTATACCACCTAATGTTGATAAATATTCAGGCGATTTAATGTTGATAGATAATGAAGCAGCGTTTATAGGAAATTCTGTTGTTGTAAGAACAATTATAAATCTTTAATAAATAATGTATAATAAATTTTTAAGGTAAGATTCAATGATAGATTTTAATGTAGAACCATATTTCGATGACTTTTCAGAAGAAAATAAATTCTATCGAATATTGTTTAAACCTTCTGTTGCTGTTCAAGCAAGAGAATTAAATCAACTTCAAACAATATTACAGAATCAAATTAAATCACAAGGGGATCATTTATTTAAAAATGGTTCAATAGTTATTCCAGGTGATTTTGCTATTAATAGTAATATTCACCATGTTAAATTAGGTACTGTTAGTATAAATGTTGATGTTCTAATTGGAACCACTATTAAAGATACTAATGGTCTGCAAGCATTTGTGACATATGCAGTAAGTGCTTTTGATGGAGATCCTGCAACATTATTTGTTAGTTATCTTAATACAACTCCTTCATCTTCAAACCAAACATTTAGTATTAATAGCGTTTTAACTACTGTTTCAGGTACATCTTATAGTGTAACAACTGCATCATCATCCGCGGCAGGACTAAGCACCTTAGCAACTGTACAAAAGGGTGTTTATTATATAAATGGTTTTTTTGTTTTATGTGATAAACAGACTGTTATATTAGATAAGTATAATGTTGTTTATACCTCAAGTACGAAATTATCTAAAATTGTTGGGTTTAATATTATTGAACAAACATATAGTCAAGATGATTTAGGATATGAATCATTATTAGATAATGCTCAAGGTACATATAATTATGGTGCTCCAGGAGCACATCGGTATTTTATTGACTTGCAATTAACTACTTCAGAGATTGGTGTTGATACTACAAACTTTGTTGAATTAGGTAGAATTATTAATAATTCAAATGTGTACTTAAAAGATGTTACTGAGTATAATGAATTAGATAAAACTCTTGCTAGAAGGACTTTTGACCAAGCAGGTAATTATACAGTCTCAGGATTTGAACTTGATGTAAGAGAACATAGAAATAATAACAGAGGTACTTGGAATACTTTAAACAATTATTATCCAGGTGACATTGTTTCTAATGGATCATACTTGTATGTTGCATTAGCATATATTACTGGAGGTGGAACAATACCTTCTCACTCAACAGGAATAACTAATAATTGGCAACAAACAACTACTCCTAATTATAATCGTGGAATATATCCTGCCGATGCAACTTCTAGTACTCCTTCTAATGAATTTTTAGGTAATATTAATAAATTAGCACTTGGGATTGCTCCAGGAAAAGCATACATTCAAGGTTATGAAATTGAAAAAATATCAACTAATTATGTTGCCATATCAAAACCTAGAACTACTAATACAGATATTAAAGCATCTATAGCTACAGCAATTGGTCAATATGTACAAGTAACTAATGTGTATAAAATGACTGATATTAATACATGCCCTATAGTTACATTATATGATGGTATAGTTACTTCTAATGGGACTTCTTCAGGTAATATAGTTGGTACGTGCCGTATTCGCGGTATACAATATGATGGTACAGGAGCAACCCAAGATACTACGCCTGCTAGATTGTATTTGTTTGATATTAAAATGAATGCAGGCAAAGATTTTTCTAGAAATGTTAAGTCTTTCTATAATTCGGGCGCAGGATTTACTGCAAATGTATCATTAACATACTCAACCGTATTATCTGGAGCAGTTTCAACTGATGGAAGTACTGCTACATTAACTGGTACAGGAGGTTCATTATTCACATCAGAATTACTTGCTAATGATTATATTTATTTTATAGATGATGCTAATGTGCAACGCACAGTTAAGATTTCTAGTATAACAAATAATCAAGTATCAGTTTTAACTACAAATTCTTTATCTGTTGCTACTGGAAGAACTGCTTATTTAATTCAAACAAGTATAATAGAACCGGACAATAGTTCATTAGTATTTCCTTTACCTAATACTGCTACATCTAATATAGAAAGTCACGAATATTGGACTATACAAAAAGCATCTGTTTCTAGTGTAACATCCACATCAATAACTATATCTGTAAATGGTGTAACTGAATCTGATGCTTTTAATTATTTTATAATTGATAGCACAAACTATCAACCTGTAACTGTTACAGGAGTAAGTACATCAGGTGGAAGTTCAATTACTCTTTCGGTATCAGGAACTCCTACACCAACTACCGGTTGGTTAGTTTGGGCTACGGTTAAAAAATCAGGTGGAACTATTGCTAGAAAAACAAAAACTTCTACAGTAGCAACTGATACATTTGCAACTCCAACATCAATTTTAACATTATCTAATACTGATTGTTATAAACTTGTAAGTGTTATTTCAGGTGGAGTAAATATTACTAATTCGTATATTTTTGATGATGGTCAAAAAGATTCTTATTATGATTATGGTTCATTGAAATTACAACCAAGTTATCCTGCACCTACTGCATCTGTTACAGTCACATATGTTTATTTTGCGCATGGATCTGGAGATTTCTTTGATATTTTATCGTATCCAACATATGATCAAATACCATATTTTAATGGTAATAATTTAAGAGATGCTATAGATTTTAGATCTAGTATTACTGCTAGTGGTGCTACTATGGTAGATATTAGATTACCTAAACGCGGGTATAATATGAGTGCAAATTTGACTTATTATTTGCCACGAATTGATAAAATTTCTATGAGTTCTAATGGATCTATATTTGACATTCAAGGTTCTCCTGCACTAAGTCCTGCTTTACCTGATGATGCAACCGATGGCATGACATTATGTTCTATAGAAATGGCGCCATATACATTTTCACCACAAGATGTTATTATTAATAGGATTGATAATAAACGATATACAATGAGAGATATTGGTAAACTTGAAAAACGTATTGATAATCTTGAATATTATACATCGCTATCTTTATTAGAACAAGAAACTGCTTCTTTATCAATTACTGATTCTAATGGATTAGACAGATTTAAAAATGGTTTTATTGTTGATAATTTTAGTGGTCATGGTGTAGGTGATACAACTTCACCTGATTACTTATGTGCAATAGATCAAGAAAATAATGAATTAAGACCGTTTGCTAGTATGTCAAACATTAATCTTATTCCTAGTACAGCATTATCAACAAATTCTTTATTATATGGTGATGTAATAACTTTACCTTTAGATTCTACTACACCACATGTCGAATTAGCAAAAAATACATATGCTTCTAGAACTGAATTTGTAAATCCATTTGCAGTATTTGCATTTATAGGCGATGTTAAAATTAACCCATCTTCTGATGATTGGTTCGAAACTGAAAGTAGACCTGATATAATTAAAAATGTAGAAGGTAATTACAATATTCTTGAATCTATTGCTGAAAAATCAGGTGCTTTAGGTACTGTGTGGGATTCATGGCAAACTTCTTGGAAAGGTAAACCAGTAACAACTAAAATTGTAAATCAATGGTCTGCACATTCATCCAAAGGTACCCAATATGTAAATGGAGTAAAAACTGCTACTCTTGCTGGTAGAGGTATGGCTAGAACTCAGGTTCTGCAAGTTACTGCTACAAACGTTGGTCAATCAAGATCAGGAGTTAATACAAAAATAGTTTCAAAAATAGATACTCAAGTTGTTGATGATCAGGTTGTATCAACTGCTATTATTCCATATATTCGTTCAAGAAATGTATTAGTACAAGTTAAAGGATTAAAGCCTTCTACAAGATTTTATCCTTTCTTTGATGATATTGATGTATCGGCATATTGTACCGGAGCTAGTACTATTACATATACACCATTAACTGGTAAATTTGATTCATCAACAAATGTTGGTGATGAGGCATCTACTGATATTACTAGAAGAATTAGTGGTGATGCTCAAGTATGTTTAAACATTGGAGATAGGATTACTGGATCTTCTACTGGAGCTAAGGCAATAGTAGTTGGAACAGATGTTTATACAAATCCCACAACCAATGTCAAAACCTATAAGTTATTTGTTGTAAATGTTAGTGGAACTTTTACCTCTTCTGATACTACAATTACAGGTTCTATATCTGGAGCTACAGGTTCTGTGATATCTGCAGGAACTACTCCATCAACTCTAATGTCAAGTGAATCAGGAACTTTAAACTTACTATTTAATATTCCAAACACTTCATCAATTAGATTTAGAACCGGATCAAGAGAATTTAAACTTGTTGATACTACGACTACTACAGGAGCATTTACATCTAGAGGTAGAGTTAATTATAATGCTTCAGGTATTCTTCAAACAAGACAGGCAACTGTAGTTTCTACACGTAATGCTGAATTAGTTGAAGAAGCTGTAACAGATAATCAAGTAATTATACAATCATCAACTAAGCAAGTATCTGATACAGGTTGGTGGGATCCTTTAGCAGAGACGTTCTTAGTTGATAATCCTGGCGGAGCCTTCTTATCAAAGGTAGATTTATTCTTTGCTCAAGTTGATAGTAATATTCCAGTTACTATTGAAATTAGAGAAGTGGTTAATGGTTATCCAGGAAAAGTTGTACTACCATTTAGTAGAGTAACAATGCAACCTTCTGATATATCATTATCAAGTTCAAATGTTCTTGATAATGATGGTGTACTATGGCCTACATTTGATACACCTACTACATTTACTTTCCCAAGTCCAGTATATGTACAAGATAAAACTGAATATTGTTTAATTGTTATGAGTGATTCAAACAAATATAAAATTTGGATTTCTCAAATGGGTGATACTATTCCAGGTACTACAAATACTATTTCTCAACAACCGTATAATGGTGTATTATTTAAATCTCAAAATGCATCAACTTGGAGTGCAGATCAACTTCAAGATATGAAGTTTACTATTTGGAGAGCTAACTTTGATACTGCAGTATCTAGCAATGTTGTATTTACCGCGGGTAATATTACAAGATATTCTTTACAAACTGATCCATTCCAGACAATTAGTGGTTCAAAGTATGTACGAGTATATCATAATAACCATGGTTATAAAGCAACAGATTCAGTAACAGTTACTGCTGCTACAAACCCAGTCAATGCAACAACAATTAATGGTACTTATAGCGTTATTAATCCCCAACTTGATTCGTACGTTATTTTAACTACTGGGGCAAATGCGAATGTTACTGGTTATGCAGGTGGTAATGGATGTTATGCATCAACTAATATTAAATATGAAACATTATGTCCTAATATTAATACAATGTCCTTCCCAGAAACTACAGCTTCATATAGTTTGAAATCTACGGATTGGACTACATCAGTATTATCAACTACTCCAATTTCTTGTAGTATTAATGAAAATAATTATTTTTATAGTCCTCAAGTAATTAATATTGCGAATACATCTTTACAATTATTCGGTACTTTGAGTTCAACTAATTCTTCATTATCACCCGTTATTGATACACATAGATTAAGTGCAATTGCTGTTACAAATAGAGTTGATTCTCCAATAGCATCTACATATAATTATGCAGTTATAGATGAATCAACTTTATTATCTGCAGTTTCTTGTACTTTCAGTGGAAGTACATTAGCAACATCTGTTGCTGGTAATCAAGCTTTATTAAAAAGAATTATTCCTGGAATGTATGTACGATTTACTGGATCTACTACTAATTCTTCATATAATAATACTGCATTATTAGTAACTGCAGTTGGTACTGATGGCACATTAACATTTTCTGGAGTTACTTTTGCATCTGAAACAGTATCAATCACATTATATTATTCTAATAATTTTGTTGATGATATTACACCCGTAGGAAGTTCTACACAAAGTAAATATGTTTCTAAAGAAGTTAATTTATCTTTGCAATCAACTGCTTTATCAATTAAATTTGCAGGTTGTATACCTACTGCGGCAGATGTATTAGTTTATTATAAAATAGGCACTAGTTCTACCGTGTTTAGCCAAACTAATTGGACTTTAATATCACCTGATGTAGTTGTACCTAAAACTGCTATTGGTACTGATACATTTAGTGACATTAATTATACACTATCTTCTTTGCCATTATTTACAAAAGTATCGGTAAAATTAGTAATGAAATCTACTAATACTGCTGCAGTTCCTAGAGTTAAAGATTTAAGGATTATTGCTTGTGCAAAATAATTATTTAAAAGTTTCTGGTAATGATAATCTTGTTAGAGATATGAGCACACATGCTATTATAAATACTAATAATATTGAATATAATAATTATCTTAAAAAAATGGATAGAATTAATAACCAAGCTAATCAAATGGAACAACATTCTATTGAAATAAATAATATAAAACAAGAATTGTCTGATATTAAAAGTCTTTTAATGTCGTTGGTAAACAAGGGAATTAATTAATGGCAACAATTACGTTAAGATCTTCTAAAGGTACGCCTTTAACAAATACTGAAGTTGATAATAACTTTCAGTATATAATAAATGCAATAGGTGCTACATCATCAACTATTCCTACTCCTTCTGGAACAGGCAGTCCTGTATTAACCTCAGGATCTACAATTACTAATACAACATTAGTAAATCCTGCATTAGGAACTCCTGCGTCTGGAATTTTAACTAATTGTACTGGTTTACCTGTTGCTACAGGTATTACTGGATTTGCTACAGGAATAGCAGCATTTTTAGCTACTCCTTCATCGGCAAATTTATTAACTGCAGTTACTACTAAGACAGGTACAGGTAATTTAGTATTTAGTACAAGTCCTGCACTATCATCACCTACTTTTACAAATCCTATATTAGGCACTCCTGCAGCAGGTAGTTATTTAACAAATTGTACTGGTTTACCTAACGCAGGTTTAGTTTATAGTACTATATCAGGAGTATCCCTAGGATCAAATCTGAATACATTAACTTTAGCCGTATCTGGTACAGGTTTATCTGGATCTGCTTCATATAATGGATCAGGAGCAGTAACATTTACGGTTACTAGTAATGCAACAAATATGAATGCTATATCAACTTTGGTATCAAGAGATTCATCTGGAAATTTTAGTGCTAATACAATTACTGCCGGTTTAACGGGTAATGTAATTGGTAATGTAACTGGTAATGTTAAATCTACTAGTACTACAAATATAGTATTAAATACTTCTGCTGCAACCGCGGTGTTTACTGGTAATGTGACTGGTGATGTAACTGGAAATTTAACAGGTAATGTGACTGGAAATTTAACAGGTAATGTGACAGGAAATTCAACATCTGCTACAAATATAACTAATGGAGGTGCTGGCCAAGTTCCTTATAATACAGGTTCTGGCGCTACATCATTTGTTACTGCTGGAAGTATCGGACAATCTTTATTATCTAATGGTACTAGTGCCCCTACATGGGGCAGTGCAATAGTTACAGGTACTTCTTTAGCATATAATTGGAATGCTTTAACAACTAATACGTTACTTGATATTACAGGAATTCCCTCTTGGGCTAAACGGGTTATAATATTATTCAATAGTATAAGTACTAATGGAACATTAGATATTATAGTACAATTGGGAGCAGGAGGATCACCTATTATTACAGGGTATAGTGGACAAGCTAGCAGTTCTTCAACAGCACAGTATAATAGTAATGGATTTTCAGTAACCGCAGCTATAGTTGCTGGATCAACAGTTAGTGGAAGTGTTACTTTATATAATGCGGGAGGTAATACTTGGGTAGAATCTGGAATATTAGGAAATACTACAACAAATGCCGCAAATATTAGTAGTGGAGTACTTGCATTAGGCGGTACATTAGATAGAATTAGAATAACAACCACGACAGGTGTGAATACATTTGATTCTGGAGTTATTACTGTACTTTATGAATAAATATTAATTTATATAAATAATAAGATTCTATATAAATTACTTTACTGCTTACCGTATTAAGAATAAATATATGTCATACAACTTAGAAATAAATCAAGGTACTGATTATACAAGGACATTCACGGTTAACAGCACACCCGGTTTAATTCGTATTGCTTAATAAATAAAAGAGAATTTAAATGGCAACAGTCGCTAATCTATTTGTTGACGCGGGCGCAGATTATAGTAATATAATTACTGTTGCATCGTCAACAACTATACCACTTGATTTAACAGGTTATACAGCAAAATCTCAGATGCGTAAATCGTATAATTCATCTGTTGCCTTTAACTTTAACACCACTATTTATGATGCTATTGCAGGTAAAGTTCGTATCCAATTAACTTCATCTGAGTCAGGAGCAATACCTCCTGGAAGATACCTTTATGATATTGAGATAACAAAAACAAGCACTGGAATAAAAACAAGAGTCATCGAAGGGATAGTTACAATAACACCTCAAATAACACAGATATAATATGGCAGATATTATAGCAATAGTAGATCAAAACCATTTAACTGCTTCAGTTGGATATGATATAGGACCATACGTTTCAACTAATTTATCAAATCCTACAATACTTGGATCTATATCTGATATAGGTGATGTAGATACCTCAGATATACAAAATGGTTCGGTGCTTGTATTTAATTCTAATACAAATAAATGGACATCCACCATACATCTTGATTTACAAGATATGGAAGCTGGCGAATTTTAACGGAGAAAACTAAAAATGGCATCAACCATAAGAATAAAACGAAGTACCGTCAGCGGTAATCCAAGTACGCTTGCTGCAGGCGAATTAGCGTATTCAGCATTAACTGATAATGGTAGTAATGGTGGTGATAGACTTTATATTGGTATAGGTACAGAAACGGCAGGAAATGCTACAAACCATTATGTTATAGGTGGTAAATATTTTACTGATATGCTGGATCAGTCTCCAGGGACTCTTACTGCATCTTCTGCTATAGTTGTTGATTCTAATAGCAAAATCAATAATATTAATGTAGGTAATATTACCCTTACAGGTTCTACTAATACTATTAGTTCAACAAATACTAATGGTGATATTGTTCTTACACCTAATGGTACTGGAAAAACTATAATCACTAATCCATATATTGGTGATAATGCAACTCCATTATCTGAGTATATTTATGATACGGTTGGTGGAGCTATTACTGCTGGTACAGGTATTACTATTACAAATAGTGATGTAGGTAATACATCCACCATTTCTATTACAAATACAGCAGTTACTGCAGCATCATATGGTTCTGCTACAGCAATTCCTGTAATAACTATAAATGCTCAAGGTCAAATTACTAGTGCATCTACTGCGTCTATATCTACATCATTAAGTATTGCTGCAGATAGTGGAACTACAGATACAGTCACTTTAGGTACTGATACTTTAACATTTACTGGCGGCACTGGTCTTGATTCTGTTGTAACAAATAATAATATTACATTTAATATTGATTCTACAGTTGCTACATTAACAGGTTCACAAACACTTACTAATAAAACCTTGACGCTTCCTATAATAGGTGGTACAGGCACAAAATTTAATGGTTCTACATCAGGTACTATTACTGTTTTAGCTACTGCTACAGCAGGAATAAATACACTTACATTACCTGCAGCAAGTGATACACTTGTAGGTAAAGCAACAACTGATACATTTACCAATAAAACAATAAGTGGTACAAATAATACATTATCAAATATTGCAAATAGTTCTTTAACTAATAGTTCAGTTACTTTTGGTTCTACATCAGTTTCTTTAGGCAGTACATCTACATCAATTGCAGGTATAACAGAATTAACAGTTGATAACTTGAATTTTAATGGAAACATTATTACATCAACTAATACTAATGGTGATATTTCTCTTGATCCAAATGGTACAGGCGCTATTGATGTTAACGGTGCTAGAATTGTAAATGTTGGTTCTCCATCAAATGGAACAGATGTTGCTAATAGAGATTATGTTGATAATAAAGTTACAGGTTTAACTTGGAAAACAGCTGCTAATTTATTAGCTTCTGGAAATGTACCGTTGACAGGTACAGTTGCTTCTATGACTGCACTTAATATAGATGGTCATGGTGCATTAAGTACTGGGTATAGATTATTATTACTTGGTCAATCAACTGTTGCTGATAAAGGTATTTACGATTATACAGAAAGCGGATTAAATTATACTTTAATACGATCTGTAGATGGTAATACATATACCGAGTTAATTGGCGCATCTATATTCATCCAAGAAGGTACAAGTTATGCAAATACTGGATGGGTTCAATCTAATACATATCTAACAAGTTTTACTGGACAAAACTGGGTACAATTCTCAGGTGCAGGCGCTTATGGTGCTGGAGATGGTTTAGGAATAACAGGTACTACATTCTTTGTACAAGTTGCTACTAATGGTGGTTTAGAAATTGCAACTGATAATATTCAGTTAAAATCTACTGTAGCTGGAACAGGGTTAACATTAACATCCGGTGTATTAGCTGTTGTTGGTACTACAAATAGAATTACTGCTAATGCAGATAGTATAGATATTGCTTCTACCTATGTTGGTCAATCATCTATTACAACATTAGGTACTATTACAACTGGTACATGGTCTGGTACTGCTATTGGTACTACTAAAGGTGGTACAGGCTTAACAAGTTATACACTTGGTGATTTGGTATATGCATCTGCATCAAATACTCTTTCTGCACTTGCTGCAGGTACATCAGGTCAAGTTCTTCAAATGAACGCAGGTGGAACTCCTACATGGGGAGATATTGATGGTGGTACATACTAAATACTAGTATTCAGGGGAGTTGTTACTCCCCTTTTATTAATCCTTTTTAGGAATCACAATGGCAAACACAGTTCTATTAAAGAAGTCTTCTGTTGCTTCTAAAGTCCCATTAACTACTGATTTAGCTTACGGTGAATTAGCATTAAATTATACAGATGAAAAACTGTATTTTAAAAATGCATCTAATGTAATTAAATCTTTAAATGTAGCTTCATCCGCGTTCGCGTTAACTATTGGTACAGGTCTTTCAGGTACTTCATATAATGGATCTTCTGCAGTTACTATTGCTATAGATTCTACAGTTACTACATTAACTGGTTCTCAAACTCTTACAAATAAAACTCTTACTTCTCCTACAATTAATACAAGTACTATTTCAGGTGGTACATTAAACAATTGTATTATTGGTGGAACTACAACCGCAGCAGGTTCATTTACAACAGTAACTGCATCAGGAATTGTAAGTGGTTCAGAATTAACTTCATCTAATTCTGATGCTGATGAAGGCGGACAAATCAATTTAGCAAAACCACTAACTAATACTACATTAGGTGGCGGTGTTACAATTGATGTTTACCAAAATAAATTACGAATTTTTGAACAAGGTGGAACTGCTAGAGGAGTTTATATTGATTTAACTGCTGCTGGTGCTGGAGTAGCTACAAGTTTACTTGGTGGATCTGGTTCAGTAACTTCTGTTTCTATTGTATCTGCTAATGGATTTGCCGGTACTGTAGCGACAAGTACCTCAACTCCGACTATTACCTTATCAACTTCTATTACTGGAATATTAAAGGGAAATGGAACAGCAATAAGTGCTGCTATTGTAGGTACTGATTATGCATCTCCTTCTCAAACAATGTTTATTGGATCTACATCAGTTGCTATCAATAGATCAAGTGCTAATCTCGCATTGACTGGTATAAGTTCAGTTACATTATCTGGAAGCACTTCTGGTACTGTTCAATTAATTCCTACGGCCGCGGTTGGTACTGGTACAATATTAACAATACCTGCAACTACAGGTACTATAGTTACTACTGGGGATACCGGTACTGTTACTAGTACAATGATTGCCGATGGTACAATTGTTAATGAAGATATTAATGCATCTGCCGCAATAGCAGTTTCTAAACTTTCTGCTAGTACTATTTCAGGTGTTACACTTGGATCAAACCTTAATGCCTTAACAATTGGTACTGGACTTTCAGGTACAAGTTTTAATGGATCTGCCGGAGTAACAATTGCAATTGATTCTACTGTAGCTACATTAACTGGTTCTCAAACATTATCAAATAAATCATTAAATGCCTTTGATATTAAAACTGGCACTACAACAATTGTTAATGAAAATGTAATTCAAGCAACTGTTGCAACAGTATCTCAAACTGCAATAGATACATTTGCTGTTGCTACATATAGATCAGCAAAATATATTGTACAAATAACTCAAGGAACAAATTATCAAGTTTCAGAAATCCTTGTTATTCATAATGATACTACTACTACTATGACTGAATATGGTATGATGAATACCAACGGATCTCTTGGAACATTTGCTACAGATATTAATACTGGCAATGTTAGATTACTTGTAACAATGGGATCAGCAACTTCAGCAACTATAAATATATCAAGAACAACAATGGTTGTATAATTTTAATCTTGTGGATAGGGAAATGAGATGGCAAACGAGTTTGTAGTAAAGAATGGGGCAATCACACCTAATCTTCAATTAACTGG